TACTTCTTCGGCAGCACTCTTCAATAGGGCGGCAGCTAATACACTAGATTCAGCTACTACCTTCATGCATTGCTCGTCATCTTCGGATAGCAAAAGAGCTTCGTTATGCGGGCTTTCTAACCACGTAGCCATAGCATTTAATAGATTCGCAATCCTCATGATACTCTCCTCATCCATTGGTCAAAAGTTAATTTATTATATTTGGCAATCAAATCTTCTTCGGCTTGTTGTTCTTGCTTATTTTGATGCTGTTGATCGCGGCGTTGTATTTGCGAGGCGGTTTCTGGAAAAGATTCTGATTCTTCTTGTTTTTCTAATTCTCGCTCTTCTTTGCGTTTTAACATATTGTGCGACCATTGTTCAGCCGGATCTTCTAATGCTTGGGTGGCAGATTGCGCCGCTTCTTCCGAGGTGCCAAAATAAGGAGCATTAGTGGTGGCATGGTCTTGTAAAACTTTTCGATAATCGGCGGCTTCTTGAGCAACTTCCGCACCATTTCTGGGAACATGACCTCTCTTAACAGCATTAATTAAAGTGGTAATTTTCTCTCTGGTTTCGGGATAGCTTAATAATTTTTCTACCACATCTAAATCATCTAATCCATACAATTGAGAAACTGGACTGCGCACAAACATTAGTAATTGCTCTTTACTTAATGCTTTACGAGTGGGACTAAAATCTCCAACTTCTGTCTTAATATCTGGCACTAATGCTTTTAATTTCTTGCTAACATTACTTAATCCAGTGCTAATATTTAATAAATTGGTCTCGAATCCAGATTTTAGATGTTCTCGATAATTACGGTCGCTTTCTCGATGCACCTTAACGGAATCATGAATATTATTGCGATAGGATTTCTTGGGATCTTCCTTCATTTCTCGAATAAAAGTGCGTATTTTTTCCACCCTATTAAATAATTGAGTGGCGGAATAATAATCAATATTAGCAATTAAATCATTATACATGTCATACAGCTCTTTAACTTCCGGTATATTAGCTTCTGCCAATATTTTCAGAGCACGGTATTTATCACCAATAACCCAACGTTGATAATTGCCAATCAAGTCTTTTTTAATTTCCGCTACTAACAAAGACAAAGGGAGGGCATCTTCGGGAGCGGCTTCGGCTACCAAACCATACTTTGCAATAAGTCTGGCTAACCTATTATTCATCTTTATTTATCCGAAAATCTTGCTGTTATTAAAGATAGCGCCTTCATAAGTATCTTCCATGCCTTGACGATAGGTAGGACGACAATTACCATCTTTGTCTTGATAAACTTTATGGAGAGGCAAGCCAGTATGTGAGCAAATAGGATGCTGACTGGAAGCATTTTTAATTTGGCGCGAACATTGACTGATGGGAGCCGAAGCCACCTTGGGAGATAATCCGGTCATAAATAAAGAGAAACCAATTGCCGAAGCTTTGTCATCTCCCATAGTTGCCAAGACATTTAGAGCATCTTCGGCTTGAGCGTGATTACCAGATTTCATAGCAAAACGAATATTAGATAGTAATTCAGCAGTGGTTAGATCGTGTAAAGGACTGGCAATGGCGGCTGCTTGAGAATCGCAACTATGATCTCGACATAATTCTTCAATACCTTCTTGTGAAAAATCATTAACTGAACCATTACAAATGACGATTTCTGGTTTAACAATTTTACCTGCTTGAATTTTAACTGGGACATTGAAGGCAACTCGACCGGCTTGTAAAGAAACCGAATACATTAAAGTATTATGATCTATTTTGCCTATATTAATTTGTGGGTTTTGATAGCCGAAACTGTGTAATTGACGAACAATATGATCTCGACTGGCTTTAATTACTTGTTCTCCAAAATGAAATTGAGCCTGACCATTAACTGAAGCAAATTGTTTCTCGAAAGTATCAAAACTTTCTGCTTTAGGTAGCGCTACATCTGTTTGTGGTAATTGTGTTAGATTTTGCCCAATAATTCCACCAACATCATTAGTTTGACGAGAAGCATTAAGTCTGATAACCGCTAACTCTGCCGAAGTAATTTCTCGATCTTCAGAGGTAGCTTGAGTTAATGCCTGTAAAATCATTCCACTGGTTAGCTTTAATTTATTACCAGTGTGAGCTGTGAGGTAGTTTTTAATAGAAGTATGATTTAATTCTTGCACACCGGAATTTCCCATAAACATACAGGCTTGACAAACTTGATTTTGATTAACTTCCACGGGCACATAAAAACTGGTAATACCTTTGGGAGTCTCATAATCAGCGCGGACAATTACAAAACGGTCATTGCCATCAGAAGTAGAAACGGCGGAAGGTTTTAGATTCCAAGCATCCAAGGAGCTATTAACGGCGGCTTCGGCTTGTTTGGCTAATTTTTGACTGTAATTTTTGATTGAACCACCATCAAACATACTGGAAAGAGCATTGGCTAATACCTGATCGGCAGCTCCATAAGGGTCAATTTCCGTAGTAGAATCATCTCGAACGGAATAAGTGGCACCCTTGAGAGGATCGGTTAGTCCTAATTCCTCTCCAAATAATTCGGCAAACTTGGTATTACGAGAATATAGTTTATTATATAGTTCTTTTAATTGCCCTTTAGAAATAAAGTCGGTTTGATTATCTGCCATTTTGCTAACTACTCTTAACATCATTCCTAAAGTTTGATCTTCCGGATATTCTTTGGAAGCCTTGGATAATTTAGAGGTTAATAGGTATGTGGAAGTTTTATCATGATTATCGGCAGTTTGATTAAGAACACCAATTAATTGCTGAAGGGTTTGATTCATTTAGACCAACTCGGGATATTTGTGAAGAGTAGCTAGCTTAACTGACACAGGAAGTTCTTTTAAGAGAGCTGACACTAATTTAGGTGAGGAGGCAAGTTTAGCGGGTAAATAAGCGGAAACTTTGGATAATTCGGCAAAAGGGATACCTAATTTAGAAGCTGTTAAAGAAACCAGCGGGTCACCCTTGTAAGAAACTTGGAGAGTGCCAGCTGACTTATTGACCATGACGCTCCACATTGCCGTGGATGATAGTGGCTCTTCTTCGGGTTGATAGAGAGCGACGATATAATCACCATCGTCAGCTGATTGCACTTGCCATAAATCCGCACCTTTATCAGAATCTTTGAAACGAACCACGTCAAAGGCAACCGATTCCAAATGATCTTTAACATCAGATAGTCGATAGGCAGTTTTGCACACCTTGTTTTCTAATTGGGAATAATCCATATTAAACTTCGACATCATTAGCTCCGGCTTTTTTGGTTATGGGACATGGTTTGCCCTATTAGGTATAGACAGTTATTGATAGGATACCAAAAAATACCCAGATTAAGTTTGAGTATTTTTTCTTTTAGCCCAATCAGCTTTTTTGGCTTCTGACATTTTTAGTTTAGATTCTTCGGTATCTTTTCTTTCACCTTTTGCAGAACCCGTTGATCTTTCGACTTTTACTTTATTTCTTTTAATAATACGATAAATAGACGATCTGCCAGTTTTATAATTTTTTTCGATAGTAGCAATTTCATCTCCATTTTTATAAGCAAGCAAAATATTAGCTTCACGATCTTTATCCATCATTCTTTTTTGACTGCGCTTTTTAATAACTTCTGGAGTCATGACGGTTCCAGATGCCCACATTTTCTTGGAGGCGGCGGATTGTTTAGCTTTGGCTTCTTCAGTATGAGTCTTTCCTTGCATAGGATGTCCTTGTTCGGCGTGACGTTTAATCATCATTTCCGAATTAGCTTCTTTCCATTCTTCGGTGTGCGGGCCTCGTTCTTTGCCCAACCAATATGTAGAAATGGGTGCAGCTCGTCTTGCCCTTTCTTCATCTGTCCATTCAGCGGCTTGGGCTTTCAGGGTGGCAGAGATTTTGGCTTTGGTCGCTTCGGTATGTTTTCCAGCCACTCCTCCTCGTTTAAGATTATAGCCTTTTTCATGATTCAGAGTTTCATATAAAATCATAAAATAGTCTTCTAGCTCATCGGCATAAGCTTGATTTTGAGTTCCTATCAAATCGGTATAAACAAAATATTCTGCTCCATATCTTTGGATAGCATTGTATAGATAGGTAGAGTTAGAATAAGAACTTCCTTCTTTGCCCATTCTATTTTCCGATCCATTCCATGTTTGACCTACGTATTTTTTATTTTGACCTTCTGGATGAGTATTAGTTAAAAGATAGATGGTGCAATACTTATTTTCTTTATGATTTAATAATTTATTTTCTAATACTTTTATTTGTGATTTAAAAGGTTTTTCTATTTGAGAAATTATATGATATTCCGTCATTATTAGTTCTTTCTTTTAATTATGGTGAAATTATTCTCTAACGCTACCACATAACCACGACTCTACTTTTGTCCAGAAAAAATTATTGCGGATAGTTACATTTAATCCGCAAGCAAAGAGGTTGGGTGGTAGCAGGTAAATGTAACTATTACCATTTTTCGCCACGGACTTCGGCCATTTTTGTCAGAATCTCTTGGATTTTAGAGTCGTCAGAAATAATGCGTTGGAGCTTACGCCTGCTACCACCGTAAGATTTATTTTTATTATTTTGTTGATTTGTATTTTGTTGATTGATATCTTTTGGATTCTTATTACTGTAGGCTCTATTACCATTAAACGACTTGGTAATTGAGCTTTGATTGACACCCAACATCTTTGCAGTTTCCGATTGAGTATAACCATCCGCATACAGCCTAATCACCTGCTTCCGTCTTTCCGTCAGCAACGTCTCCACCACTCTCCAAAACTCCACCTTCAACTGATCCTCTAACTCAATCATCTTCTCATTATAATCATATGGATTGAGTCTATTATAAATACTATCCTCATTACAAAAGGCTTCCATCATTTCATTCGAACAAACGGATTCCAGTAGCAGATATTGATATTTGCTACTGCGGGGCGACTTGGGCTCAGACATTAAAAACCTCACGTTGATATTAAAGGTGGCTACTGGAAATTATCTAATTAAAAACTATTAAACTCCTTCTTGAACAAAAAGAAAAAGGGCAAAACTCAAAATGTGAGCGCCCTTTAATCAACCTCTTGGTAATAACATTTCAATTAGAACAGATAAATTATGCATTACCCTCATTTCTTAACTGACATATAACAACTACAATCTCAATTTTTTACTTATTGATCAACTATTAACGAAAGGCTTCCATCTCCATTAGACAAGCATTCATCTACATCTTTATAGATCTCTGGCAAGTAGAAGTTGCGAATGTTAGCTAAATGACCGAACTTATCCATGGCTCGTTTTCTCCCTTTTCGACCAGCTTCATCATTATCCAATAATAAAAAGATATTATTGGTATATCTGCTAATGACAGAAAATTGATAGTAAGACATAGAGGCGCTACCGATAGCCACTACATTTCGATAACCCTTCTCTGCTGCCTTAATAACATCAAATTGCCCTTCTACTATATAAACGCCGTTATGTTGCAAAATATGTTGTTTGTTTTCATATAATCCAAATAGATAATTGCCTTTGCGAAAAGGCGTGGTATTCTTATATTTTTCGATCTTCTTTTCTTTGCGTTCTTTTTCAGATAAAAATGTCCTACCAACTATTGCCATAATTTTACCATAAGGGTCTCGGAAAGGTAAAATTAACGGATGTTGTTGGAAAAAAGGGAAATAGATTTGGCGAGTTCCCATAGCATCTCCTATATCTTTGGAATATAAAAGATTAGATTTTTGCAATGCCTTTTCATCAATCATATCAGTTAGAGCTGTTAAATGTTCGGCTGGTGGGAAATAACCAAATTGAAACATTTCTTGATATTCTGGTAAGATACGAGAATCTATATAATCTTTAACTGGTTGAGCAGCCGGGAAATGATTCAATAAAAAACGACAATGATTAATAATATCGTCAAACATTTAAATATCCTTATCAGCAGAAGAAATCTTTTCTCTTAACATCATTTTAAAAGGTTCTGATAAATGACTCAAAGGTTGTTGGCAAAAAGAGCAGACGATATCAGTTGGAGTTAAAATAGGACGATCTTCTTGCTGGCATTTGGGACATTTAACGGAGAAAGATTTTTGTTGTTTGGCTTTAAATTGTTTATTGGACTTCATTTGAGATTTGGTGAATTGAGTGATATTAAGAATTTCTTGATGGCAATCTGAACAATGAACCTTATTAGTCATTGGATCTAAATAAGGATTCATTGTAGATCGACATTGATGATTTAAACAGGTCATTGAGAAGGGCATAAGGTCTCCAAAAAAACTTTTAAACTATCCAAGTCGTTAGGGTAGGCGACATGTAAGACTACCTTCTGATCGCCCTTCCCAGAAACTCCTAAATTGGGCAATGACACTTCTTCTTTGTGTCTGGAAGCTGGCGGAACGATAATGGTGCGACTGCCTTTGATGGTGGGAACTTCTTTTTGACATCCCTGTAATGCTTCTAATAAAGAGAGAGAAAGGATATTAATAACATTCTTTCCATCAATAGACAATCCTGCCAAAGGCAAAACGGTTAAATGTAAATGAGCATCCGTAAATTGATCCATCATTAAGAAATTGCCAACGTAATGTCCCATATTAGATAATCGAAGAACATTGCCATCTGTAATACCTCCCGGAATAGCCACATTGACCGAAGAAATAACATCCAAGATACATTGACCTTGACAAATTTTACAAGTGATAGTTTCGCTTTTACCATAACACTTATTACAAGTTTGCGCCATAATCATACTTCCTTGACGGCTAATAACTTGTCCTTTACCTTGACATTGTGTGCAGCCATTATTAACACGTGTTATTCCGGCTCCATCGCATTCCTTACACTTAGTTTTGCGAGATATTTTAATTTCTTTAGAACAACCCAATACAGCTTCTTGAAAAGAGATAGTTTGATATAAATCAATATTTTCCGCTTCAATTGGTTGAGCACGAGAAAAAGGAGAAGATCGGGGGTTAGCAGGAGATTTGCCGGAAACTATTTCATAAGCCCGATTAATCTTTTTAAACTTGTCTTCGGCTCCAGGTTCTTTATTTAAATCGGGATGATGTGCCTTGGCTAAAGTTTTATATTTCTTTTTAATTTCTTCTGGTGTGGAATTAGGTGGTAAATCCAATTCTTTATAAGCTTGTTGTTTGTTCACTTGGTTTTAACTTTCTT